CTTGACCCGTGCAGAGATTGAAGCTCAGCTCAAGGACATGGAAGAAGCACCGTTCTAGGCTGCTCTGTGAAGGCTCGGGGGACTTATCCGGGACTCCGGATTTCTTAAACGACAGGTCATGTGCCCCAACTCTGTTTTGGCAAAATCAGTTGTTGACAGTGCCGAGGAGACAGCGTAATATAATAAGAACTGCCCAGGCAGTCTATTTAGAGGAAAAACAAAAATGACACGTTTTAGCGAAAACACCAAGACCTACAAACTGTTCAAGGCTCTGCACAGCGGCGAAGCCCTAACTCCTGCTGCTGCCCGCAACCGTTTCGGTATCAAGAACATTTCAGCAGAAGTCAGCCGCATTCGCCAAGCAGGCTATGCTGTATATGCCAATAGCCATAAAGCAGGCAACGGCGTTAAGGTAACTGAGTATGCCATGGGCAAGCCCAGCCGCAGGTTGGTTGCCGCAGGTTACCGTGCCATCCAACTAGGACTGGCATAAGGTTGCTCCAAAGTCCTTGGGCGGGGTAGTGTCCCCCAAGGCCACAGATCTTGCTCCGGTCTGTGCTGTTAGTGGGTAGGGCATGTCGGGAGACATTGCCCTACTTCCCCCTTGTAAAGACCCTAGACTTGACTGGGTTATCGATATTTGCTATACTTAGATCATGAGATACGTTATTGAAACTACCAAATGGGCCACGCCCACGCCCAATCATGTCTATGTCTGCGATGACAGTCTGCAGCACATGATTGCCTATGTGCCAGAAGGTTCGCGCACGGTAAAGAAGTTCTCACGGCCTATTCAGTTCGATCGCAGAGGACGCAGCTTTGAAGACTTACCAGACAGCGAGCCCGTCCAGCCTGATCCTGCTGTGATCACTCGCACCGGAAGCAAGGGCGAAGTCTACTACATCACTCAGGACCGGAGCCAGGGCTGGCGGGGTTGGTCGTGTACCTGTCCAGGGTTTACCTTCCGTGGCACCTGTAAGCATGTGGCAGAAATACAACAGGATCTCTACGGACGAGATCCCTATTAACCCTTAGGTTGACCAGGGTATTGATATTTGCTATACTGTGAACACACTGAAACAAAGGAGCTAAAGATGGGAATGTGGACTACACCAAACCAGGACTCACTGAACATTGTACTAAAGAAGTTCAGCGAGGCCGCACACCAAAGATATCATCACAGTCATGCTTATGAGGCTGGCTACCTACAGAGTGTTCTCATATACTATATGCAGCATCTTCCCGCAAGAAAGCAGAAGCAGTTGATTGCAGACATGGTAGAAGCCACTCGCCGGCAGGAGCAGGCTCTGATAGATCGAGCGCAGGAAACAGTCTAACCAACAGCGGGGTATTGGGTGTACCCCATCTAATTGATTTATAAAGGATATATTATGCCAAATTGGTGCTCAAACAATCTTACCCTTCGTCATAAAGATACTGAGAAACTCAACGCGGCCATAGCGGCCTTTGAAGATGGCAGGTTCCTGGAACACTTTGTGCCCTTGCCCAACGGTGAATGGGACTATGGTTTCTGTGTGAACAATTGGGGAACCAAATGGGACACTGGCGGAGAGAATTGTGTAGTCTCTGCCCTGGACAATAACACCTACGGTTTCAACTTTGACACGGCGTGGAGCCCACCCATCGAAGTCTATCGTGAGATGTGTGCTCAGGGCTTTGAACTGGAGGCTACCTACTACGAACCCGGTATGTGTTTTGTAGGTCGCGTCACAGGCGATCCTAGCTTTTTTGACGACGACTACACAGAGTATGGGGGCGCCACCGCAGACACCGTGCGCGACATCATTGGAGCAGAATTGGACGATGAATGGGGTATCAGCGAACAGATGGCTGAATGGGAAGACGAGAATCTAGATGAAGAAGTAGAACTACCACCCCACACAGACTGAGGAGATCATTATGAATGTTATTACGTGGATGGTGCTGCAGATTGCTACCAAACAGAAGCCTCATGTTGTGCTGCCCCTGCCCGTCACTAGGGTCATAATGGGCAAGAAGCAGACTGTATAGAAAAAAGCAAGCCCTGTCAACCACAGGGCTATTTCCCTGATGGTCATATAGATAATATAACGATGTCATGGCCGTTGTAAAAAAACAACAAATAACATTACACTTGCAATGGCTATTTGTTTTTGCTATAATGCAAGCATAGTAAACAAAACGGAGTAATAAATGGCAATTAAATTATTTGTAGCACAAGCCCTGGGGATTGGGGAACGCGAGGATGTTTTTTATAACATTGGCGTTTATCAGTCACGTGCCCTAGCACTCGTTGCGCTTGAGGAGCTTGCACAGGAACTGGACATGGACATTGAGCGTAATGTAGAGGAGTTTACGCTCAACGCATAAACAACAAATGACCCTGCACTTGACAGGGTCTTTGTTTTTTGCTATTATACGAGCATGGACACACAGGAGCACAAAATGGCAAGATTGAAAGACGTAATGGTAGATCTACAGAACGAGATATACCGCGCAGAACTCACACTGGAGCAGATAGCAGTCAAGTACGATGTTCCTATGGACTGGGTGGACACGGCCTTTGCTGAGGTCGTTGAGCAGGAATATGCAGACTATGACATGGGTGACGTTTTCCTTAACGAAGGCTACGAAGAGGACGAATAAGATGATGACCAGAGCGGAATGGCTTAAATGGATTGAGCAGACTTGGCAGGAGTGCCAGGAGCGAGCTTGGAAGGAGCAGGTATGAAATCCACGTACAAAGGTGCTGAATACTTTGTGATCAGCACCCTGGGTGACATGATCGAACTGGCACCCACAGCACACGGTGCAGGGTCTTTTATTGTTCATAAGGACTTTGTCATTGAGTGGGATCCCACTGACACAACCTACGAGCAAGAAGCAGGTAGCCGCTACAGATAAAGTGTGGCATGGACACAACAGGTTGACAGCCCCCTGAGTTTTTGCTATTATACGACTATGATGAACACACAGGAGCACAAGATGAGACAAGGGTTTTTGATAGCAGAAATCATAGACATCCTAGACCTTCTATCCCCTAGGGATCACGTGTTCGCCGCACAGATGATCAAGTTCTACGACCAGTTCAAGCGGCTCAGCGCCCGGCAAGAGGCTTGCCTGATTGAGATCCTACTCCGTGCTCCTACTCGGTGGACTGACAACGACGACTGCTACAGACCAGAAGCAGAAAGCCACCACAGATAAACTGTGGCATGGCTACAACAGGTTGACAGCCCCTAATCTTTTTGCTATTATACGAACATGACACGCACACACAGGAGCAGCACATGGGCTACCGAGTTTTGGGCAAGACCGCAGACCTATTCCAAGGCTTCGAGCAGCGCCGGGGCTTGGAGGGACCTTACATCTACTCAAACGGGCGAGTTCTTTACTACGACCCCCGGGCAGGGCAATACTGGGATCCAAAGACAGACTTCTACGTGGCTCACAGCGAAGTCCACGATCTCCAAAACGATTTGATAAAGGCCTTGGCACAATAGCCACAAAGGAGTAGACACTCTGTCAACCTCGTGCACGAACACACTGAAACACAAGGAGAACACAATGTTTGAACCCAATCCCGACAGAATGATCATGCTGGGGATCATGTCTGCAGCCCTGAGCTTGGCAGCTCTGATCTTGACAGGAGTCATACAGTGATCGCTATAGAAGGCCTGAGCAAAAAACAGCAGATCATAGCAGACTGTTTCTACTACAGGTGCCACACCCAACGTGATGTGGAAGCCGTACTCCATCACTACGGCAAGGACGCTCGCACAGTCTATGAGCTCTTGACCGCTGCCGCACTGGACAGCTACATGGAGACAGATTTGGCTCTAGAGCTGATTGACTACATCAAATCTAGATAGTATACTACAGACTGTAAATAACACTAAGGAGAACCAAATGGCACGTAAAGCCGCTACCAAAGCAAGCCCATCAACCAACATTCTAGAGTTTGATCAAGAAGCTATCAAGCTCAGAGAGCGTGAGGTAGCCAAAGAGACTGACGAGCAGATCCTTACCCGCTTGGACGAACGCTTCAAGATCCTTACCGAAATGACCAAGGCCGTCAAGCAGGGACATGTCACTGCCATGATCGTATCAGGTCCTCCAGGCGTGGGCAAATCCTACGGCGTTGAGGCTGTGCTACAGAAAGAAGGACTGTTTGACGCCATAGCCGAACGTAAACCCAAGTATGAAATCATCAAGGGCGCTATGAGTGCGATCGGGCTCTACAGTAAACTGTTTGAATACAGCAACAAGGACAATGTGATTGTGTTTGATGACTGCGACTCAGTGCTACTCGATGAGATCAGCTTGAACGTGCTCAAAGGTGCTCTGGACTCATCCGAACGCCGTTTCATAAGCTGGAACACAGACAGCCGACTGCTCAGATCAGAGGGAGTGCCTAACAGGTTTGAGTTCAAGGGTGCTGCTATCTTTATCACCAACATCAAGTTTGAACACGTTCGTTCAAAGAAACTTAGAGACCACCTCAATGCACTAGAATCACGCTGTCACTATATTGACCTGCAGATGGATACTACTCGCGAGAAACTGCTGCGTATCCGTCAGGTTATCAACGAGAACGAGATGCTGGCTCGCTATGAGTTTGATTCAGTGGTCAAACAGGAATTGATTGATTTTGTGGATGCCAACCGGGACAGGCTGAGAGAACTGAGCCTGCGCATGGTGCTCAAGCTGGCAGACCTTAAGCGGAGCTTTCCCCTAACTTGGCAGATGATGGCTCGTACGACCTGTATGAGACGCACATGATCACTCGTCTAGCACTGTGGCTGACCATGGGCATCTACTTGGATGCACTTGATCTGGGGTGGTGGTCAGTCACTATGATCATGCTGGTGGCCGTGGCCATAGACTATCTGGCTCGCATAGAAGGTCAGCAACAGGGCACCATGCAGGGCATAGCTAACTATATCTCAATGACCGAAAAACAGCAAACTGAAATACGTAAACTGGTGGAAAAATGGCAAAAACTGAATTGACCTGTGAGTGGATAGGAGAGGGTGAACTCTGCACAGAACCTGTGGTCTTGGGCAGATCCTACTGCGAGTGCCACCTATGGCGTGTGTACCAAAAGGGCACACAACTGGGTCGGCGACGGAAAGACCAGCGCACAGCCAACGATGTGTTCATGTGGCAGAGTCTTATGGATGAGGCTCTACAGGAACTGGAACTGGAGGGAGAGCTATGAAACAGGTAGGTATGCTCTTGCTGGCCCTAGTGATCACGGCCGTGGTCTTGCTGGCGCCTTTGGCTCTGCTGTGGGCAGTCAAACAGTGGCAGTTGATACTGGACGATCAACTGGACATACTGAGCTGGGAAGGTTACTTGACCGGCTTGGTCACGCTGTGTATCATATACGGCATGAGGCGCATCCCAATACCTGGTCAGTGAGGCTCCAGGGGCATAAGCTATAGCGTTACACAAGCTATAGCAATATGCATGCCAAATCTTCTCTCAAACCTCAAAACTCACCCTAAAAAACCCCAACTTAGACTAGATCACCAGGCCCCGAGATCTCAAGACCTTTGAGATTTTGCGCGGCCAATTTTTACCACTATATAGACCGGTCCAAAAACTTCTGACCCCTCACTAGACCAGTTTTAAAATTTTTTTTTGCTAGAAAATTTTGCCCTCTGCATAGACCTCACTGTGCAGCACAGCATGATTAAACTGTGGTATTCAGAGTTGAAATAGAATTCTAAGAGTTAAAGTCATTCAAAAAAGTGCTACCGATTTTCTGCGCTCCGCGCCGGGTTGGGCCGCTGCTAAATATCTTCATGCCCACAATAGTTTTAACACAAGGTTCAAATACAACTGCTACCACATTTCTATCCGGAGCTCAGGCTGTTCATTATGATGCTAAATTCAATTATCTACGTTTCGGTTTAATTAACAACATAACCTATCTCAGCAATCCCAGTTATGAAATTGCACATCGTATCAACTACACTCCCAGAGTAAAGGACTCAGCCGGACAAAACTATGCAGATCGTAGGGCCTTAATCAGTCTAACCACACAGACCTATGCGACCAGTGCCTATATTGACAGTATATTTTCAAGTCAGGGAGTCACAGCATTTAGCGCATTTTCAGGCGGTTTTACCACGGCCACCAATGGCACAGCAGTGACCAGTGCATTCGGTGTAGGCTCAGTGGTTGCAGCCCTTATTAAGACACGCAACATCATAGTACTAGGGCAGATCAGTGCCATACGCTATGTTAACAAAAACAGTGCTGGAGTACCCAGTGCAGGAACCTTTCGTTACTACATTAAGAGTTGGACCAAGGGTCCGGTCAGTGACCTGACCAGAACCTACACCACTGATGAAGACTGTGTGTTCATACCCCATACCATAGCATCCACTCTAATAGCCAAGGGAGCCTTGCCCATTAGGCCTAACCTCGTTATGACCATTACACCTCAGCTGTTGCCCAATGCCTACACCAATACACAGTATGTGAGCACACTCACAGTAAAAGGAGGTATAGGAAACTATTCTTGGAGTATTGAGGGGGATGGTCAATTGCCCAGCTCATTTATCACTACAACGAATGGCATCAATAACAGCAAATACACAATTTCTGGCACTACTCGTTCTACCACGGGCACCTTTGCCTTTACACTGTTGGTCACAGACAGCGACAGTCAAGGCCCGAATACCAAGAGTCAGGATTTTTTACTCACTCTTGAGGAAGAAAATCAAAACCCTGCCTACCTGGATCCCTATTTAGGTGGTTGGAGTTATGATCCGGCTGGGGGTGGTGGTGGTGAATGTTTCCCTGCAGGATCTATGGTCAGCTTGGCCAACGGTCTAGATAAACTCATAGAACAGGTACTAATAGGAGACCGTGTTCTGTCAGGCCTGGGCAGTATTGGTACAGTAAGTGCTCTGCGTAGAGTACGACTAGGCTCAAGAAAGGCCTATAGAATCAACAATAGGTTAGTTACCACAGGTGATCATCTGTTTAGAACACAGCAGGGATGGGCAGCGGTTCTGCCCAGTCTATACCATGATCTACGTTTTAACGTGCCCATGCAGGTCATGGGTCCGGATGGTTCAGTTACCTTATTGAGTAGTGCCATTGACCCCTGTCAAGTACACAAACTGGAAATTGGCACCCTAGTGCAGACCAAACATGGCTTAGAAGAGATACAATCAATTGAAGAACTAGACCTCGCTGCAGATCTTGAACTGTATTCGCTGGTTGTTCTTGATAGTCAAACCTTTGTGTGTGAAGGTTTTGTAGTGGATGGTGCACCTCAGATTCAACAGCAAGATCATGCGAGCACTATGGGATTACCCGCCCTTGCCCTATAAGGCCGTGGTTCCCTGGCCCTGTATTCAAACTCGGGGCAGTATAGACTGGCTTCAAAGTGTGGATCTAGTAGAATCCTGGCTAGAACACCATGTGGGTCCGCATTGGTCAGAGTGGACATGGAGCATGTGGAGTCTGCACAATCACTATCTCTGTGCGGTGAGTTTTAGGCGCGAATCTAACTGTAGTCTATTTTTACTGCGTTTCAGTCAAGGCTAAGACTCTGAGTAATCAAGTGTTCTACCTGATCCTGTAGTAGTTCTGTGAGTTTGTGATTGCGTAGATGTTTGTAGACTATGTTGGCTGTGGAGTACTCTCCTTGAGTTGAGGCCAAGCCCAGTTTACGATAGGATCGCAGCAGTTTCAATGTAGATTGGCTAAGATCCAGCTGTCTGCGTTCCAGCACAGCACTGAGTATGATTTCCCAGGCTGCGATTTCTGTTCTTACTGCCTCGGTGTCTATACGGGGGTTAACACGCTGCGGTCGATTGATCCAGCGATCCTGTTTGACACTGTAGAGTCCTTGACTTACACCTGGATGACCTTGATCTTCTACGTATAAGGTCACAGGTATACCATAGATAGTAACGGGTCGCTGCTGTTCATAGCGTAGACGTTTTACGTCAAACAGTTCTTCCAATTCTCTATCACAGTCTGTGTCTGCATAGTCTGTTATAATGTGCAGGTCCATATCACTGTGTGGACCATAGTTATAGTTCACCATAGAGCCTGTGATCACTATGTCTATGATGGGGAATTCAACTTCAGTGTATTTGACAAAGTCACGGGCTATACGCAGCAGCGCTCCTCGCACACTGTTTTTGAGTTTGCCCCTGGCTTCCCACAGTTTGGGGTTCAGTGTGGCCTGTGGTTCAAAGTCATAAGCTTGCATAGATAGATATTTATAGTGTAAATATCAATATGGAAAACAGTTATCTAGGCAAACTCATAGTGGCCAATCCCAGGAACCCCAAGGACAACCTTGAAAAAAGCGTCTTGATCGTGGTCACACACACAGCTAGAACCAGCATAGCACTACAGATAAACATGCCCCATGATAGCCTTACTCTAAGCAAGATCAGTGAAAACATAGGCATAGATCATGACGGAGATCAGCCCATATATTATGGCGGTACCGTAAATTCTCACAAGATTCACATCATACACAGTCTAGACTGGGCAGGTGTGAGCACGGTCAAACTCACAGATCAAATAGGCATAACCAATGATGTCAGTGTGCTCATGGCCATAAGCAGTGGTGAAGGCCCCCAACACTTTAAGGCCTGTAGTGGTTACTATCTCTGGGACAATGGCATGTTGGATCTGCAGATCGATCCTACAAGTGTAATCCCTGGTGGTGCTGCTGGCAATCACAGGTGGGGCACCCTAGATGCCACCATAGGAAATACATTTTTAACTGAACCACATCAGATGTGGCCCCTGTGTCTAGATCGGTTTCTAGCAGATCGTATCAGCGTGTATATGTGACTAGTCACGTTCCGGATTTAGATGTGACAACATATTTCTAATAGCTGGTGCTGTCTTTTGCGGAAGTTTGAGTTTGGTCGCACTTGATCCTTCTTTGGGATTGGCCACTCTCAGCATTTCTCCAGAATCAGGATCCGCTGTGCTCGCTGTGGATACCACACTGGTCCGTCGCAACATATTTGTCGTACTGCCGCGTTGCTGGGCCAAACTGTCTTGATCTTCTTCATTTAGATCTGTGATACGCAGAGTTTCCACATTGAATTCTAGGTCTACCTTTTGCCCCACGCCCGAACTTGAGCGTGTCTTCATAAACTGTATTTGATAGCGTCCCCGTTCTTTCATGGCTCTTGAGGTAAAGATACCTATCACATTGTCCGCAGTTTGAATCTTGCTCAGCCCTCCAGAAATATGACTGTGATCAAATTCAATTTCTTCTACGGCCGCACGATTAAGCTGGCTGGCTGTCACTGTGAGGCACTGTGTTTCCATGGCTAGGTTACGAATCTCTTCACTGACATATTTGTCTTTGACAAACAGATCGGAGGGCGATACCTTCACTGACAAAGGCATCATTAAATCGAGGTAATCTATTAACAAAACGTCTGGTTTTCGGCCTTTTTTGACCTGATATTCTTTCAAATATGACCTTAAATCGTTGCAATTTTTACCTGACGGCATATACTTGATCTGTATGCTTCCCGAACGTTTTTCCAGCATTTTTACCTTAAGTTCTACGTCATCTAGACTGCGAAAAATCTCTCTGGTTGATATGCCTGTGGTCATAGAATCCAGTCGCATGGCCACTAGATTTTCACTGAGTTCAAAAGTTAGATAGACCACATTAAGACCCATCATGGCCCAGTTTACGCCTAGATTGGCCAGGAATAGACTTTTACCTCCCCCCGATGCTGCGGCAAAGATATTGAGTTCTCCGCGATTAAATCCGCCATATAGTTTCTTGTCCACTGACGGCCAGCCTGTGCTGACCTGTCCGTTTGAGTTTTTAAGCAGTTCCAGTCTAGCTCTAGGATCTTGAAAATAGTCTGTGCCCATGTCTCTGTTCAAGCTGATCTGTATAGCGTCCTTGATCAGTTTTTCCACAGGATTGTATTCTCCAGTTTGCAGCAGTTCTGCGCTCTTAAGAATTGCCTGTTCCAAAGCCTTGTGTCTAGCAAAGCGTTCAAAGGTATCTATGAGCCAGTCATACATTTCACTGGGATATGTTTTAGTCTCAAGACATAGACCTGTGCTAGATTCTATAATCTTCACATCCGGCATGATCTTGTACTGATCCACAAAATTATCTATAAACTCTGCTGCGGATCGCAGACGTTGATCAAAATTGCTAGGATTAAAAATGTTCTGACAGCGAGCAAATGAATCTGCATCACTGAGAAACATTTCTAAGAACTGTAGCTGTTGTTCATAGCTGTAGTTAGTTTGAGGTTTCATATTCTATTTTTTTCTTAAGTAGTTGCTGTTTAATTGGATTAGTTTCTTTATAGTGCAGTATTGTTGCCAAGGTATAGAGTCTACCATATTGAGTGACCGCATCTGCTGTGTCCTTGATCTGTTCTGTCCATGGAGGCACACTCACTGACCAACCGTATTCTAGAGCATTGTCTATTAATTTAGCCCCTGCACGATCTCTATCAGGTACAACTATGACTTCACGATTCAAGCTCTGTATTCTTGAGGCCTGGGCAGAATTGCATTCATTGTTCAATATGGCCACACCGTCTATGGCTATGGCATCAAATGGGCCTTCTACCACTATCACATATTTTCTTCTGGCTGTCTGTGCATCAAGATTGAAAACATAGGATGGTTGACTATCTGAAATATATTTGGGCTTGCCTGCTGTGATTTTTCTTGCGGTATAACCTACTATTTTATCTTGATAGTAAAAAGGGATTACCACTCTATCTCTATAACCCGGTGCATCGCTTGCGTGCCAAGCATACCAATCTAGTTCAAAGCGTCTTGTTGCCAGATAAGCCACAATGTTGAACAATCTTTGTTCTTGTTCCGGATCATGTTTAATACTCAGCAGTTCTTTAAGATTTTGGCTATTTAAGGGCAATTGTTTTTGAATAAGATCAAAACTAAATTCACGTTTTGCACTGGGTTGATTATCTTTGACTTTGAGAGTATATAGGTTAAGTCTGCCTATATCATCTTGATTCATACCTAGATATTTGAATAAATCTTTGGTATTCTTACTGAGTAATTTACCCTGACTCCAACCTGCTTTGAAACCACAATTAAAGCAGTGATATTGAAATCCGTCATTGGCATTGAGCAATATACCACCGCGTTTTTTAGTATCTCTGCTTTCTCCTCTGTTTGAGCAGCAGGGAGCGTTGAAGCTGGTCCATCCACTGGGTGTAGATTTACGTTTAGTGGGTAAGACTGCTAGCAGTGCTGACTGAATTTCGTTCACACTGAAAGTTTAACTTCTGTATAAGATTTTGTCAAATGATCCGTAGTAGGCAGAATTGTCATTATCTGATTCTGCAGGTGCCGTGGCCGGCACAAACATAAACCTTGTGTAGGTAAATACACCATTCCAATTCACATAATCAATGCCTGTGTATTGGTCATATGTTCTAGTAGATATGGTTGTATATTTGCCAAAGCCTGCAGGTGTGTTAGAAAGTGTGCCCTGTATGTAGAGTGTTCCCCTATAGCCTGTGAGATAAACTGCGGCAGTGTGTAGCGCAGTGTTGCCGTTGTATTCCGGATAGGCATAGACGTTTCCACTCTTGTGTTCATAGAGATTGGTGTCGGGATTCATGCTTTTAGGAAAAGCTGTAATCGTTTGACTTGGTTGAAGAACAGGTTGAACATCATTGAGAACCTGTGCAGTGCCTGCCACACCATAGTAGGTATTGGCATAGGTGGGAGAATAGGTACCGTCTTGATTTTGAACCTTAATATTAAACCTATAGTTAGATTTGTCAAGGTCCAAGGTATCGTTCTCAGTCAAGGTCAATAGTGCCAGACCTCGTGTAGCAGTATTTGTTTCCAATATTTCTAAGGGTTTTTCAACAACCAGTTTGTTGGACATAGCATCTATTAGACTAAACACAAATGTATGAGTGCTTATAGCAATTCTTTTTTGATCACTATTTTTGAACTGGAACCTAATATCATTCCTAATACCTTTTTGAATGTGAAGTTCTCGTTGATACATAGACCTATAAGCTCCTATCACCATGGTGTCCAAATCTAGTGTAACATCCAGAATATTGGGATATAAATAGATTGGTATATTTTGCATAACAAATATTTATTTAGATGTCAGTTCATAGTTCTTTCCAAGAAAATTATCCTTTTATATCCTGTATCAGATCTAATGATGTAGAATATGTTGGAATTATCATTAATTTTGATAATTCAGTTGCCAGCATCTACGATATTGGAGGCCTACGCAATGATGAAGAAAGAACTAAATTTCTAGAACTTGGAGAGGTTTGGTGGTGGGAAAGTAATCGTAAAATACCTATTAACATTTTTCTCAAAAAAGAAATGCATATTTTTCGTACATTAATTAAAACATTTAACAGCAAAGATATTGAAGTTATTTTTGGTCCTATCACTAACCTAGGCGATATTGCCGAAAAACGCATAAAACGCAAATCAATACAGTTAGTTAGAATTCCTAAGAATATTCATGGCTGATGCTGTCGCAGATCAAATTCATCTGAACTACAATAAGACTGGCATAGGCTATAGCATGTGATTTTTTAAAATAGAATTCATTGTTATCTGGTTTCTTCCATATTTCGTTCATCACTGTAGTCCAATCTTTCCCAATCAGATAACGTTTCGCGGGGCGTATCATGGCCAAAACTGCCGCTAGTTGGGCTACAGTCTTTGGCATCATTTCTCTTAAGATCGAACCATGTCCGTTGACGTGAAATAGCAAATTGACGAAATCGTCCTGTTCCAGTAGTTCCCATAGCGGCTCCTTGTTCATTAAATCAACAAGATGTTCTTCACTAAGAATGTGTTTATACACACTGACATTTAGTAAATCTATCTTAAAATAACCACGATGCTCTGCCTGTTTATAGTCTATATTGGCAGTCATAGTTATCGGGTTATAGGGTATTTGTTGGCAATATACGCCTGTATTATGACGTTTTAATTGTGTGTTATCGTCTATGGCAGCAGGGATATACTGTATCACCTTCAGTATATGTGATCTATCTGCAAAGTCGATATCGATATCAGGCATGATCTGTTAGTTGACTGTCACCAGGCAAAATTCTATAATTATCTTCTTCGCTATCCGGTGTTGATACTTCAATAATTGTACCTTCTTCTAGACAGATAACCTGATGTGGAAATAATGGAGGATTATGCCAAGTGTCACCAACTGATAAGATTTTTTCGTGCAGCACAGCAGTAACAGTATCTATGTATTTTAAAATAAATTTTCCTTCTAACACATACCATGTTTCATCTTTTTGGGCATGGAAATGCATACTGAATTTTGCGTCTTTGTTGAACTTTAGGAATTTACCACAGTATTTGTCGTTGGTGCACCAAATTAGCTCATGTCCCCATTTTTTTGGTCTCATACCTTGGTATCGCGTTAACTTAGTGTTTTGCATTCTGTATCTCTTCTAAAGTTGGAGCGTAGTTACCTCTACGCTGTGCTGTTATTCCTGCAGCCTGGTTAGCAAATACTATACTTTCTTCTAATTTTCCTGTCAATAGAAAACTATATGTTAAGGCTGATAAGAAGGTATCTCCGCAGCCACAAACATCTGTTACTGCTACTGGTTTGGTCGGTATTACCCTTTCTTGATCTAATTTCTTTAACATGGCTCCTTCACTGCCTTTGGTTACTATTAGGTAATCGGGAATAGATGAACATTGATTGTATTCGTGTTCGTTAATTTTTATCATTACATGGTCCGCATTAAATCTCCTAAGGTCCGTTTTTTTTGTATCAATAAAAATTGGACATTTAAATTTTAAAATACAATGTTCAATATGTTCATAGGATAAGAATCCTTTGTTATAATCTGAAATTACTAGAGCATCATAATTTGTAGAATAATAGGTTTGATGCCACGGCACTGTTACAGGTTCGTTGTCTACTCTCAATAACTGTTGTCCAGATTTTTTGTCTATGTATCTGGTTTTAGTAATTAATGATGTGTTGGTTATAAAATCTACAAATAGCCCAAATCTTTCTAAATTTAATTTTACATTTGCAGCCATACCTGGTAGACGTGTTTCGTCGATATTTTTTAACACAGGTACAGGAGCTTCTGGACTGAGTCTGTCAACAGATCCAGTCATATACACATCTATACAACTATCCCCTATCAATAATACGTTGAATAACATTTGTGGTTGAGTATTTTTCTAGTCTATCAAAGAATTCAATTTTTTTACAGAATTCTCTACCTATTATTGGTTTATCTTTATAATCTGATCCTTTGATCATTAGATCTGGTTGGATATTTTTTAACAGATCACGAAGCTCCTCATCGGTATCAAATATATCTACTCTATCTATGCTTTTTAATTCAAACAGTAAAGTTGAACGTTCATATTCCGTATGTATTGGTCTTTGGTATCCTTTAAGTTCTCTTATGCGCCTATCACTGTCAATCAATACATGAACATAAGAATTTACAAATGATCTAGCATGTCTAAATAATCTAATATGACCAAGATGTAATATGTCAAATGTTCCATTAATGGCTATTTTCATAACTGGTAATGTAGGCTTAATCGTGTTGTATCTGCACAGGTGTATCTTTGATACTGTTTTTTTACATTCTCTGGCATTGGTATGTATTCGATGACTGCTTCATACTTATCGGCAATTTCTCTAGCAACCTGTTCAAATGATTGTGTCTTTCCAGTGCCTACATTCCATATACCCGATTCTTTTACTGTAAAGAATTTTTTATGTATATCAATTAGCTTATCAACGTGAATAAAGTCTCTATGAAAGTTTTCAGATCCTTCAAATAATCGAATTACACCTGTTTCTTTGGCCTGCTTTTCAAATTTGTAAAATGGGCTGGCCTGCGAACCTTTATGATCTTCACCCGGACCGTAGACATTAAAATATCTAAAACCTTGAACTACAATATCTCTATACTGTTGACCAGCTGAAACTCTATCGAAAAGATACTTGCTCCAAGCATAGGGACTTTGGGGACTAATTGGACCATCCTCTCTAAATTCTTCTAGCTGGCCATACACACTGGCTGAACTGGCATACTGTAGATTAACCTTGGCCATTTGACAGGCTACCAACAGCATACAGGTAAAGTCATAATTTTGTTTAAGTATTTTTTCTACATCTGTCTCTGTAGTCGATGAAATGGCTCCTAGATGTATACACCAATCTAATCCTTCAAAGTCCGGTAAAGGTTGACCCCAATTATAAAGAACTAGGTCATGTTCGTGCTTCAGAGCATTCAGCATATTTTGCCCAATGAAACCTTTATAACCTGTAAGCAATATTTTCATAGTTCACCGGATCCTGCTAACTTTAAAATTAAACTATATTGTTCAAATACTTTTTGAACTGCTGGATATTTTCTTGCTAAAAATTTTTCACGTTCTTTTTGTTCCATCATCGTTTCAAACATTCCATAGTGTCCATGTGATTTCATATGATTGAATACCTGCTCTTCAAAATCTGCAATACGGTTCAATTCACTTTCTGAGATTTCCAAGGTATACAACGTTTCTGTGTCATGAAAGATTTCTTGGTTAACTCTGTTATAATTTGTCGAATCTTGGAAATAGTTATTCACATTAATTTTGGTTACCCGTGAAGCACGTTTGTTGGTATCTAATAGTTTTATCTGATGTCTATTACAAAAAGTTTTGATGTTATTATTCAATTCCTACTTCCTTACATATTTCTTTTACCAGAGCAACATCTGCCGGAGATTTTTTAAATGTATTTTTCCAATATGCTAGATCAAATGCAGGAGATATAATTTCTAATTGTTCGTCGCTCATGTTACTTACCATACCATATCCCGACTTGGTATTCAGTATGACCCAGGGACTTATTTTACCATTTCTGATATCTTGTGTAGCTCGATTTAAGCTAACATAGAGAAAATAATGTGCGAACTGTGCTGACTTTTCTTCTGCCCATTCCATCATGGTTTGCAGTGTTCTTTGCACAGCAGATTCTACTGGCTCGGTTTTTATTGTTTCATAGAGATAGGTTTCATACAGTTTATCTCTGCACCAGTCATCTAATTTAACGCCACTTTTTATTACCCAATCTACGAATTTTTCTGGATATAACGGATTTACATTATTAAGAAAACTACCAAATTTAACAAATGCGTTATAGTATGAACTGTCTGCAAATTCATCATAGGTCTTTGGTTTTTTGGCACGTTGAGTGATTTGCCAAAAACGATTAAAGGCCATAAAACCGGCCTGAACACGTTTTTCAGTTTCCTGTAAGGCTCGGCGTTTGCGTTCGCACATATGGGAAAATAAAGTTCGAGAGAGGGAGAATTTTTTAGAACAAAATTGACAAATATGCGGTTGTTCTAATAATTCAATTTTAGCCATACTATACCATGTTAATAGAAAACAAATATACCACTTATTTTAATAACATTTATTCATATTCTTTACGTTGTTTTCTGTCAAATCCCATTTTATCAAAAAGTTCTTCACAATCTTGTTTGGTCATCATACTGGCCTGAAGTTTTATTTCACTCATTTTACGAGCAGGATAGATTTCTGCAAGAAGTTTTTCAATTTTGTTGGCTTTAGATTTTTTTCCTGAAGCCAGATACGGATGATAACAATTAATACCAACTCCTGTAGCGGCAAATAATTTCCACAATAATTCTTTATGGCATTTGCTCAAATCCCAATGATGTTTATTTACATGTTCATTTGTAGTTTCAATAAACCACTCTTCAATATCTCGATCTTGGGTGGTTACATTTGAGCTATATCTCATAAGAATAAAAGGACTAAATGATTTTTTTTCTTCGTCTGTGAGAGTAGAATAAAAATTGTAATTTTTTGTATCTACAGCTTTTAGAGTACTTTTTATATCTAAAAATTTTGAAGACATTATTTTTTGCCCAATTGATATAGTATTATACACTGTTCTAATGCACGTTTCAAGGTTTCATTGGTCTCTGCGGCCAAACGTATTTCATGCCATAGTTTGGTATCCTTTAATTCTTTTTCCATAGACAATTTTCGAAGACTCTTTCCAACTAGAAATCTTTCCTTTGATCCAGGATATCTTCCATAGACAGTTTCTCCTCCATCTGGGGATTCATATATGATTGATTGATTTGTTTCAAGTATTTCCATATTACCAACATCTAGTATAATCTACAATTTCACTTTGCCTAGTAACTTCCTTAACAAAGTAAGCACACAAGGGTTTTGGGCCTTGCTGTAAAGGTGTGCATAATAACTGACCTGTTCTCATTTTAGGAAAGTACCATTTGACGTCGTGGTAAACATCAATAATATCAATGTCGTGAAACTCTGGTCTAAAACTACTCAAAGGGTTAAAGCAAAAAGTTTTAAACCCTCTGTCGTTCAAGCTGGTTAATGGTAGCACTTCCATTTCAGGGCCTTCTGGATCGCCTACAATAGTACACCAATCTAAAGGCATGGTAACTTCGTGCGTGCCTATTTTCAATACCACAGCAGGTCCTGTAAAGCTTTCTAAAAATATCAACGGAACAAAAAAATAGTCCGGGTTAGAATTATCACTATTGTCTAGTACTGCAAATCTAAGATCTTCGTCTATCTCTTCAGGAAGATCATTTAGTGAAAACATTTGATCATTTAAAGTTAAAATTTGCATTATTGATATTTTACCTTTTGTAATTCAAAGGGATATAAGGCTTCTTTATAAAATTTCTTTCGTTCTGTGAGGTGTCTCTTTGCATATTTTGTGGAAGCTGTAAGATCCCAAATTTGTACGAAGTCTTTATCTTGAGCTCGTCTAATACCTCTGCCAATTGATTGTATAACCCTAATAAAGCTTTTTCCGGGCTCCAAAAGAACCAAATTAAAAATACGAGGGATATTAATACCCACAGCGGCCACACCATAAGTCGCCACAATAATCTTGTTATCAGCAATCTGAATTTCATCATATTCTTCTTTACGATCTTTGCTTTTTACTCTCCCGGATATAAACACTGCATCTGTAAGATTTTTCGTTAGAAATTCTCCGCTTTCTATTCTATCAACCAATACAAGCGTGTTACCGGATTTAGATATACTCTGTACTGTATTAGCAATATATGCCATTCTATCCGAATCGGTTACAAGAAATTTAAGTTCTTCGGCATAGCTGCCAAATTCTTTCCACTCTGCTGTTTGAACAATATTTACATGACATTGTGCTAGAACACCTTTTTCTTGCAACTCGTGTGCCGCTACTCTATGAACAACTTCTCCTAGACTGGCACGCAGACTTTGGAACTCAAAATCCTCTTTGGGCACAGTTCCTGTTAGTCCCCAACGTATAGGGGCATGATTAAAATTATGTGTCAATAGTTTTTTAAGAACTTCGGCCTTGGCCATATGAACCTCATCTACCATGACACATCTTACACCTTCAAGTAATTCTGCCAACGTAGTGATTTCGTCATTTTCTTGGCGGTTTTTTGATTTTTTGTCTAAAATATTCAAACTTTGCCAAGTGCATATAGTGTGTGTTTTTCCTAATTCTTTTCGATCACCATAGTAAACACCCACATCTAATTCTACATTAATAAAGTCTTCTTCCGTTTGTTCTACTAAACTTTTGTTAGGTACAATAATCACAGTTTTTCCGTATTTTTCACAGATTTTTGCCAAAGTTGCAGTGGTTATGGTTTTTCCAAAACCAGTGGCAATTTCCTGTATACACTGTGGATTTGACAAAAACTTATTGATTACTTCGACTTGATCGTCACGTAGTCTAATAGGATTACCTTCAAACCTGTGTCCTTTAGGCCATGATTTTCCATCCCAAAAATCACCGGAAATCTCATCAAATTTTAGGTCAAATGCAGACCTATGATCTTCTAGTTCAATGTAGTAATTTTTACTTTCTAAAAATTCTAGAACCTGAGGCAACATACTAAGATATGTAGTTCCACCAAGGCCAAAAAAACTCACAGACCCATCCCATCTACCCAGTTTATATGATGGTCTATACCTAGCAGTAGGGTCTTCGTACTTGAATTTTTTGACCAGAGACTTTCTTGTGTCAAGATCTAGATTTTCTATCTTGACATTGACTTCGTCTTTGATTACAATTTTACAGGATGCCAAGTTCTAAATTTCCTTGATTAGATTTTTCTAGAAAAAATATCACATTTTCATGTTTTGTCACAAAATTTTTCATATTGTAATGAACATTACCTTGACCTAAATTTATTATACATTGAAAATGTATATTCTGTTTCAATATAGGTTTAGGAACCTTAGTGCTTATTATAACAACCTTTGTCTGGTCAGTCAATGGATTGTTTAGATTATTGTTTTTAATAAAATCATTGAAATTTTTGTCAGTTTCATTGGGTAGCCTAAACATTACACTAATTTGTTCATTTGCTACAGCTATGCTTTTACAAAACTCGTGAGTCTCGACTAATTTTTTCATTTCACTTCCGCCAGGAATGATAAACAGGGTAGGTTGCATGTTTAAAACTATGTCCCTAAGTTCAGACATTTGGTGATTTTGAGAATCAACCTCTATTGGCAGCGATGGATCTTGTCTTAAAAAGGCCTTTACTGGGTCTGGGATACTATGACTGTGGAATAATTTTTCAAAATTTTCATGCCATACATTAATACCCATTTTTCTAGCTTCAAACATCGCCGTAAGATCATTGTCTGCTTTAATTTTAGGCAAATTTTTTGGAGAATTTTTTACAAAATACTCGTTGTTATGATTTTTACACAAAATTGGTATATATGATGCGAAATTTTCCTGAATTGTTAGGAGTTGTTTTATTAAATCATCTAATTCTTCCGACTTTTCTATTTTTCCCTCGACAAATGTTTCTGAAACAAACTGTAAATAGTGTTCGTTTAATGGTAGGAACCAGCATTTTTCCTCTGCATCCCATAAAGGAACCATTTCTTGGGTTTTTCTTTCTCTAATTTTTCTAATTATGGTTTCATTGTAGGGAAAAAAACATTTTATTGTAATTCCGTAGCGCGAATGTTTAGTAATTGACAGTCTTGTTACATTTTCTATCACTCGTAAAGGCTTGCTAAAGGTGGGATTAGTTAAAAAAGACTCAATTTCCGTTTGACAAATGCTTTTTAAACCTAATTTGTATTTTTTCAAAATTTTAACTGCAAGATTAGCCTGTTTTTCTGTGAAAGCTAAATTTTTGTTAATCTGTTCTGAAAAACTATGTAGAACAGCAGCATCATAGATGTTCAGTAATGAATAACCTTTATAGATTAGCATTAGAATAAGTTTTTCTATGGTCATAGAGTAATATCTTCCAGGCCAGCAGCTCGTAATTTTATAATATTACTGAGTTGCCACTGTTTTATGTCCAAGGCCTTGATAATTCCTAGCCATTGATTACGTAACATGGCAAATTCGTTTATAATGATCTCCATGTCCACTACATCTTGTTCACCATCCACATATTTTTCCACATCTCTGGAGCTTAGAGCACGTTGATAGTTCTCTAAATACTTTCGAAATGTTTTTGACCTAGTCTTTCTTAATTCTATATTAAGATATTCAAGAATAGCTTCTATTTCTTGAAGTTGATTAAATCTATGCTCTACTATACCAGGTAAAGAAGCAGAAGATTTCTCCACGTTACCGCGAATTTTAACTTCTGCTTTGGCTGAATCGAGTTCTGTGTAGTAGTGATTAATACAATTAGGAAGATGAGCTAGGTCTTTACTGACTCTTAAATACCAAGTCATTAATAGTCCTCGTCATCTCCTTCGTGCCAATCCTCATAGTTTTCATCATCTTCTTCAGACTCATCATCGCTGTCTAATACAAGGTCAATTGCTTCGTCGAGGTGTGGATCATAGCCCTTTAGACTTTCTAATACGCTGTCATCTACATCATGTCCTTGAAGAAATTCAACAAATTGACTGGCTGCTGTCTGTCTAGTTTTCTCCGGAATATAATCTCTAAAAGTTTCCCATACTTCTATAATAAGTTCTTCGTTCATTATTCTTCCTCTGATTGTTCAGGTTCAATAGCCGCAACAGGTAATTGAGTATTATCCCATTCTGCCATAATTAACATCAGTTTATCTTCTGTCCAGTTTTTACGAAATTCTGCTGCAATCTCACCTGTCTTCTTACTTATATATTGTAGCTTATTTCCGCTTTTTGTCAATATCCCCATCTTTTCAAACATATCTACAAGACCAGAAGTTGGACTCATACCAGTTGAATAGGGAATTTTAACCTGTACAGTTTCAAAAGGTTTTGCATAACGAGTTTTCATAATCTTGCAGGCAGAACGAATCCCTAAAACATCAGTCACCTTGTTGCCATCTTGATCCTCTTTTAGTTTGAGTTTCTTCATAGCAACCACAATCGATGACGCATAAATGAAGCCTTGCCCCCCACTTATTTTGTCATCTGGATCAAACATGTCTTGACTGGCATAGGTATGATTTGTACAGACTAGGCCAACATTATAGGTACCAAACATGTTAACACAGTTACGGACCAATGCTGTAAGTGCCTTGGGTTTACGTCCCATGTCACCTTTTAAATCACCTGCTTCAAATTGGTTAATATCTGTAGGTGTCATTAGCATGCCTAGACTATCAATAACGAAAAGAACCTTAGGCCTCTCTTCCATGGCTTTGTATTCTTTCATAAACTCATTAATAGTTTTGGCCACATCATCAATCATGGCCACGCTAAGTTTAAGCAGTTTTGTTTCGTCCGTGTCTACGCCCAATGCCTTAAGCCAGTCTTCGTCTAGAGCATTTTCTGTGTCTATAAGAATACAATAAATTCCCTGTGATTGAGCGTGTCTAATTATGTTACCCGAACAAATATAACTTTTACCTGCACCACTTTCACCTGCAAACACAGTTACCTTACCGAGAGGAACCCCCTTAAAGAAGTCCCCTGAAATAAGATAGTTTAAGGCGTAATTGCCTGTAGAGATCCAATCAGTAGGATCATTAAAGCCAATACCTAAACCATCAATGGATTTAGTGATTGACTTTCTAAATTTAGAAATGTCAAACGCCTTACCCATATTAGTTGTCCTTTTCTAATTCTGTAGCTTCTTTTACCAATGCCGATAATTGATCGAGTTCGTATACCATAAGTCTAACAGTTTTGTAATCGCCGGCACTGTCTAGTCCACTTATTTCAAACATATATCCATTATCATACATGTTTACAGTGAATGAATCATTTACTTTGGCAAGTTTATCGCCAATCTTAGAGATTGTTTTTTTACCCATAGCAATCTCCTATTAAGACTGTTGACGCTTGCGAATCATTGCAATAATGTCTGCCGCACGTTGGCTAACATCACCGCCTGCTGATTCAGCTTTATCTGACTTACTGTCTGGTTCAAATGGAGGATCTACTTCCGTATCATCCTCTACCTGTTTAGCCATAATTTTGGGACTAGCTAATTTGGCAGTTGATTCACTACCCCCCATACCTACTGGTTTATAGTATTGACTCCAACGTTCCATGTCAAATGCTTCACCATCTACTGATGCTTCAAACATTTCTTTTATAACCTTAAGTTCAACTTCCCCCGGTTTTCTAGGCAGAAAATCTTTTAGATTGAACAGTCCGTATTGTTCAATTGCTGCTTTTTCTTCTGCACTTAGGGCACGTTCTCTACGGGCCCAGTTACTGGTAGAATAATCTGCATAACCACCCTTGCTGGTTTTGGCAATTTTAAAATCAAGACCACGAACAAAATCAGTGGGCAGCTCCTCAATTTCTGAATCCATTAGAGCATTCTTAACAATGTTAAAAATTTGGCTACCGATGATGAACCTTCGGATAGGATTTTCTGGAGTCTTATCTTCTGACAATTTGCTGTCAACTACAAAGCCTTGGAACAGATAAGATTTTTTCTTCCAATACTTACGACCCATTTCTTCTAGTGACTTATCCTTAAACCAAGGACGAACTTCTGTAAGTACTGGACAGGTCTCCCCCCACATCTCCATGCAAGGAACTTGAACTTGAGTTGGTTTTGAATTAGTTTCACCTTTTACACCAGCAAAAGGCAATTTAATCATTGCTCTTTCAAGCCAGAAAAAAGTATTTGATGTATCGCCGTCTGGAAGGAATCTAACGGTTGCTGTAGTGCCTTCTGCGATATTCCAATGTGGATAAATTTGGTTATCGCCGGAACTGATTTGGGTTTGTGCGCTTGCTTGAAGCTTTGCTCGAATTTCTGCTAAAGTTGCCATAATGTATTCTCCTTAATAATGTGCCTTTAGTTTGTGCCACTTCTCGTTAGCCAACTGACTAGAAAGAAAGAGTGCGTATATATTAATATACGCACTTTTATTTAGTATGTCAACTCTATTTATAGGTTAAAATACGGTTATTTTGCCAGTTTTATTTCAATAGAAACTATTAATTCTACCTGGACAATTTTTATTACAGAAAGATTTCTCATCTGGGCTTTTGATCTCTTGATAAAAATATTTTTTAAAGAGATCATGTTCTATAATTTCATCTATATAAAAATCATTTAATGATAGTAGAGGTAGATCTTTAATTCTGTCTATTCTATTAAATGGATCTATAGCTGTCCAGCAACAAGGCCAAACTGTGCCATCTGCCATTATTTGGAGTTGTTTGTATCTTGTCCAAAAGCAATCTTTATCTGTATTTAGATCGTTTATAAAAGGAAAATTACTTTCATCAAAGTCCATTCTCTTATAGATTAAAAAATCTTTTTTATTAAGTTTAGATAAAGATTCAAAATCGCCATATGAATTAATTATGTTAAATGTTTGAAAGCCATATTGTTTAGCGAGATGTCTTGCTTTTATGATATCATTTTTATTTTCTTCAAATGAAATGATTTGCCATCCTGCTATCCCTCCTGAATTTATAAAAGTTGATGCATTTTCCAAAACATTTTCAAACTTTGTATTAATTCTATGTTTAGAGTGGGATGCGTTTGTTGCACCATCTAAAGCAAACATGACTCTATGATTTTTAAATTCTTGTAAAATTTTTGATAATTGAATCCAATAATCCTTAGATCTAATACTACCATTCGTACATATCTGTATGTTAAGTGATCTTGGTAAAATATCGATAAATTCTATTGAATTTGGATGGCATATAAAATCACCATAATTACCATTGAATCTAATAATTTCTAATTTTTCCAGATTTCTGGGTCTTAAAATTTTTAACCAAAGACCCATATCCATATGGAAATAGTTATCTATTAGTTTTCTTGCACACCCCGGACATTTGGCATTACATACTGAAGTTATCTCTATTCGCCATTGTTTTATATCTTGCCAAATTATTTTTTAACTCCACACAGTTCAAGAATTCTATCCATTTCTTCTTTAACGGGATTCATCTTTTCAGTTTCTCTACGTGCCTT